TGTACCTAGTATGCTCAGATATCCGCATCCCACTTCCTAATCGAAAGTCGAATGTCCCCAATGTGGCTTGATTACAAGGGAAAGCGGCATTTCTTACCCACAGAGATGCCAGAAGAGCCGAAATTCTGCCGATTTTTATACTGCCATTGAACAAGCCGGGATTATGCGTTTCAGGAATCGCCAAGGCCGGTTTGTTCGCGGAATACGGCTGACAGAAAAAGCCATTTTAAACTAAAGCGTGACACCTCCGACACCTCCTACCATAAAGTCTCTATAGACCATTAAAAATTAACCCCTATAGGAATTTATAGTAACCAGGTGTCGGGGGTGTCACACACCTTGATGAAAAGTCGATACTAAACACCCTGACGGAGGAAATCATGCGAGAAAAAATAATCGAACAGCAGCTTGTACAGGCTGTAAAACATAGAGACGGCATCTGTCCCAAATTTGTCTCCCCCGGATATAACGGGATGCCGGATAGATTGGTGCTGCTGCCCCATGGACGCATTGCCTTTGTGGAGCTTAAAGCACCCGGAAAGAAAATGCGACCGCTGCAGGTACATCGGAAGCGCCAGTTAGAAGCACTTGGTTTTCCGGTATACTGCATCGACAATAGTACGCAACTAGGAGGAATGCTGGATGCAATACAAGCCTCATGATTATCAAACCTATGCCACAAACTTCATCCTAAAAAATCCAACGGCTGCCATTTTGCTGGATATGGGCTTAGGAAAAAGCGTCATTACCTTAACCGCTATAGAGCAATTAATCTATGACAGTTTTGATGTCCATCGCGTGTTGGTGATTGCACCCCTACGTGTAGCACGAGATACGTGGCCAGCGGAAATCCAGAAATGGGACCACCTGCATAACTTAACGTATGCCGTTGCTATTGGTACGGCCACGGAACGAAAAGCCGCACTCTTGCAGCAGGTCAATATCCACATTATCAACCGCGAAAATGTGCCTTGGTTGATAGAAGATTCCGGCATCCCCTTTCATTACGACATGCTGGTAATCGATGAGCTTTCTTCATTTAAATCATATCAAGCAAAACGGTTTCGGAGCTTGTTAAGAGTTCGTCCCAAGGTAAAACGTATCGTAGGACTGACCGGTACTCCTTCTTCGAATGGCCTGATGGATCTCTGGGCAGAGTTTCGCCTGCTGGATATGGGACAACGACTTGGTCGTTTTATCACCCATTACCGGAGTGAATTCTTTCAGCCAGATAAACGGAACCAACAGATGATCTTTTCTTACAAGCCAAAACCCGGTGCGGAAGAAGAAATCTATCGACGTATTGCAGACATCACCATTTCCATGAAAAGCAAGGAGTATTTGACTATGCCAGCATTAGTACGAAATGAAATCAGTGTACAACTCTCGAAGCGGGAACGAAACATGTATGATACCTTGTGTTCCCAGCTTGTGCTTTCACTAGATGGGAAAGAAATTGATGCCGTAAACGCGGCTGCCTTATCAAACAAGCTATGCCAGATGGCAAATGGTGCCGTCTACGATGAGGAAAAGCGAATCATTCCCATTCATGACCGAAAGCTCGATGCCCTGGAGGATATTCTTGAAGGTGCCAATGGCAAACCCATATTGATTGCGTATTGGTTCAAGCATGATCTGATACGGATTCAGCAACGGTTTACGGTACGAGAAATCAAGACTTCACAAGATATAACAGATTGGAACGCTGGTGTTATTCCTGTTGCTATTCTCCACCCCGCCTCTGCCGGACATGGTCTAAACCTGCAACAAGGCGGATCCACTCTCGTCTGGTTTGGACTAACCTGGAGCTTGGAATTATACCAACAAACGAATGCCCGACTCTGGCGGCAAGGACAAACCGATACGGTCGTCATTCATCACATTCTGACTGCCGGAACCATAGATGAAACCATTATGAAATCATTGAAAGAAAAAAACAAAACCCAGGCTGCACTGATTGAGGCAGTCCGGGCCAGCTTGCAAGGAGGCAGCCTATGAGTGTTATCTGGAAATACCTGAATAAACGGAGCGGCGCCATTGATGCCATCCGGGATTACGACAGCATGAACTTTATCATCGAAAACACCAGCGAAGACATCAAGCAGGCATATGCTGCCATGACCAGCCTGCATCCGTCCGGCTTTGATGGGATGCCGCACTCCAGCAACCCACATGCAACAGAAGATCATATCATCTCCGGACTGGCAGACATCGACATTCTGAAAGAACGGTACCGGCAGGCTGTCGAGTACATGGCATGGTTCCAGCCTGCATGGGAAAAGCTGAGCAGCGACGAGCAATACGTGCTGCAAACTTTTTATGCCGACGAGGATGCACAGACGAGTGCCGTCTATGCCATCGCTGATCATTTCCACATCGAGCGGTCGTCTGCCTACAAAAGGAAGAATCGTGCATTAGCTAAGTTTGCCATCCTTTTGTTTGGGAAGACATGATGTCCAAAATCGCGGACGCATTTATTCATTTGACGTGGTATACTAATAGCATGAAAGAATGTGAGAAGTCTTCGAGGGAGCAATCCTTTGAAGGCTTTTGCTATGTGTTTATTATATTGACATTGTGTTGACATCAGCCAAAAATAATGCTATATTCAAGACAGAAATGGAGGTGTTGAATATGGTAAATACAAATTTGAATATCCGGACGGATAAGGAAGTCAAAAATCAGGCTGAGAAAATATTCAATGCTCTGGGAATGAATATGACGACGGCGGTAAACATATTCTTAAAAACAACGATACGAGAAAATGGCATTCCCTTCCGTCTCACTCTTGACGTTCCTAATGCAACAACTAGATCTGCCATTGAAGAAGGCAAACGAATCGCCATTGATAAAAAAGTAAAAGGGTATACCAATATGACAGATTTGCGTGTGGCCCTTGAAAAATGAAGTACGAAGTAAAATTCACCACTCAATTTAAGAAAGATTTGAAATTGGCAAAGAAGCAGAACAAAGATATAGATGTGCTGTTCTCTGTCATTGAGCAATTGGCCCAAGGAAAACAATTGGATGAAAAATATAGAGACCATGATTTAGGTGGAACATACAAGGGTTGCCGGGAATGCCATATTGATCCAGATTGGCTTCTCGTTTATGAAACAAGAGATGATATACTTGTTCTTCTTTTGTATCGTTTGGGCAGCCATTCCCAATTATTTTAGCAGCATGAGTAATATCGCGGACGCATGTACCTGCTTAACGTGTAATATACTAATAGCATAAAAGTGTAAGAGAAGCCTTCGAGGGAGCAATCTTTTGAAGGCTTTTGCTATGTCTGGAGATGAGTGCTTTGCCTTGGAAACCAAAGAAATCGTGCGCCTACCCCGGCTGCAAGGAGCTGACCGTGAACCGGTACTGCGAGCAGCACCAAAAATTAATGGACAAACGTTATGACACATACGAGCGCAATCCTGTTGTCAAGAAACGATACGGCAGAGCATGGAAGCGCATCCGGGACCGCTATATTGGAAAGCATCCCCTGTGCGAGATGTGCCTGAAGAACCACAAGACCACACCGGCAACGGAGGTACACCATATCCGTCCCCTCTCCCGCGGCGGTACTCATGATGAAGAGAACCTTATGGCGCTGTGCAAGCCGTGCCACTCGAAGATAACCGCCGAGATGGACGACCGCTGGCACCATGCCAGAAAGGAATACCACTACGAATGACTACGCTCCGCCGGGAGGGGCGGTCAAAATCTCTGTCGCGCCAACATGCTAGACCGGTGCTGGGGTCACACGCACAAAAATTGCGGTTCAAACGGGGGATTTACCGCATGGGAAAGGAGTTGAACAGCCATGGCCAAGGACGGAACTAATCGCGGCGGCAGACGGATCCGCGCCGGGGACAAGCCGGAGGCGCTGGCAGATAAGATAGCCAAGGGAAAAGCAGCCACCATTATCGACCTGCCGACGCCCACCTTAGAAGGGGCGGATTTAAACGATGCCGCAGATCTCACCGGCGAGGACATGCCGAATCCCAGCGACTATTTGTCCGCCCGGCAGCGGGACGGCAAGCCGCTCGGTGCGGACGACCTGTTTCGCCAGACCTGGCGATGGCTGAAGGACCGCGGCTGCGAACGGCTCGTCAATCCCCGGCTGCTGGAAGCCTATGCCCAGGCATTCGCCCGGTATATCCAGTGCGAAGAAGCCATCAGCACCTATGGACTGCTCGGCAAGCACCCCACGACCGGCGGTGCGATTACCAGTCCATTTGTGCAGATGAGCCAGTCATTCCAGAAGCAGGCGAACCTGCTCTGGTATGAGATTTTCGATATCGTCAAGCAGAACTGTACCACAGCATTTGTAGGAAGTCCGCAGGATACGATGATGGAACACCTGTTGCAGGCACGGAAAGGAAAATAATTATGGAATTGATCAAAAAGAACATACAAGACCTTATCCCGGCAGCCTATAATCCGAGAAAGGATTTGCAGCCGGGAGATCCGGAATATGAAAAGCTGAAGCGTTCGCTGGACGAGTTCGGCTACGTCGAGCCTGTCATTTGGAACAAGCGCACCGGCAACGTGGTCGGCGGTCACCAGCGCTTAAAGGTGCTCCAGCAGGAGGGTATTTCGGAAATCGACTGCGTCGTGATCGACATGGACACCGAAAAGGAGAAAGCCTTAAACATCGCCCTCAATAAAATCAGCGGTGACTGGGATACGGATAAATTAGCGCTGCTCATTACCGATCTGCAGGGCAGCGACTTTGATGTATCGCTTACCGGCTTTGATCCGGCAGAACTGGATGACCTGTTCAAGGACGATATAAAGGATGGTGTGCATGATGATGACTTTGATGTGGATGCCGAACTCAAAAAGCCAGTATTCTCCAAGACAGGTGATGTGTGGCAGTTGGGAACACACCGATTGTTTTGCGGCGACAGCACCCAACCGGAAGCATACCAGCGATTACTGCAGGGAGCACCGGTCAATCTGGTGGTCACTGACCCGCCGTACAACGTCAACTACGAAGGCCGAGCGGGAAAAATCAAGAACGACCATCTGCAGAACGACAAATTCTATGAGTTCCTGCTCGCCGCTTTTACCTGCATGCACACCGTCATGGCAGACGATGCCAGCATCTATGTATTCCACGCCGACACCGAAGGACTTAACTTCAGAAAAGCCTTCTCGGATGCCGGTTTTTATTTATCCGGTTGCTGCATCTGGAAGAAACAGTCGTTGGTGCTGGGACGTTCGCCTTACCAGTGGCAACATGAACCAGTGCTGTACGGCTGGAAGAAGAAAGGAAAGCATGAATGGTACACCGGACGGAAGGAATCCACTATCTGGGAGTTTGATAAGCCGAAAAAGAATACGGACCATCCTACCATGAAGCCGATACCGCTTTTAGCCTATCCCCTCCTAAATTCCAGCATGACCGGCTGCACTGTGCTGGATCCGTTCGGCGGCAGCGGTTCGACGCTGCTGGCCTGTGAGCAAACGAAGCGACGCTGCTACATGGTGGAGCTGGATGAAAAGTTCTGTGATGTCATTGTGAAACGGTATATCGAACAGGTCGGCTCGAGTGAACAGGTAACCGTGACGCGAAATGGAAAAACCTATACCTATGCTGAAGTGGAGGAAACATAATGCGTGTATTTATCAACCCCGGACATGACCGGGAACGGGACAGCGGTGCGGTGAACCCCAGCACCGGACTGCGGGAATGTGATGTGGTTGCTACGATTGGCAGTCTCGTCCAAACATATTTGGAAACAGCAGGCTGCGAGGTGCAGCTCTTGCAAAGCGATAATCTGGCTGGAGAAACACCGGATCTGCCCTGCGTGGTGGATACGGCAAACACTTGGCCTGCTGATGTATTTATCAGCTTGCACTGCAACTCCGACAGCGGCTGCGCCCGCGGTACGGAAACGCTTATCTATGCCAACGGCAGCGGTTCGTCTCCGCAGCTTGCCGCCTGCATCCAGTCGCAGATCGTACAGAGCCTTGGTACGGTGGACCGCGGCCTAAAGGAACGGCCCAACCTCATTGTACTGAAGGATACCACGATGCCCGCCGTTCTGGTGGAAACAGCTTTTATTGATAATGACAATGATGCCGCGCTGCTTACGAATAACGCGGATGATTTCGCCCGGGCCATTGCCCGCGGCATAACAGATTTTGAAGGGAGATAGAAAAAATGGATATTGAAACGATTAAAAATGAAATTAAGGAACATATTTTGGATTCAGTGCAGGAGGATGCCAAGAACGCCACTATTTCCTGGCTCCATACAACGGTGCTTCCGGCAGTAAAGGAAGTAGCAGATGCCTACACAGTAGCCTTGCAGGAATCCGCTGGCAAGGAAACCGGCTGGAACAAATTCCGCGACCAGTGCTTTCTGCCGACGCTGATTGACAGCGGTCTGTGGCTGACCGGAAAGTTGCTCGGTAAAATGGTGGTAGTACAAGAATAATACGTGTAATTTGTGGTATAAACCCCTTGCTATAGTTGCCGGTTAGAGTGATATATGTACATGACAAAAAAGAAAGGGGTTTTCTACCATGAAAATTTTGTACCATGCACAAGGAAAAACACGTAAGGAACTGGCGGATGCCATCAGCACCATTACCGGAGCCGCCAAAGTGTATCAGGGGATTCCCAGCTATGCCTATGAGATTGACTGCTTCACGGTCGACCGCGACGGCAATCTTAATTTTGATGACAGTACAGACATTAAGAATTTACTCGAGAAACTCGACAGCATGGGATTCCATGTCGATCCAGCCGAACCAATAGAGAAAGAACCTGACGATTCGGCGTCTAAGCAGGAGAACATAGACGATTTGGTGATTGCCATGCCACGCTCCTTTTTCACCGATACGGCGTTGGAAAACCTGAAGAAGCTGATTCAGGCCAAGAGCAGCATTATGTTAAAAGTTTTTCAAATCGATGTGCTGCGCATGCAGGTAACGGAAGATAAAGTGTTATTCCCTTGGTTCACCGGCTGCCTGGATGCCGATACGGTCAAAGCCTACACCCATTTCATTACAGCACTCTGCCATCTAGCAAAGAAGCAAAAACGGGTGCTGGCAACGGAGCACCCATCCACCAACGAGAAATACGATTTCCGCTGCTTTCTGCTCCGGCTTGGGTTTATTGGCAAGGAATACAAGGACGAACGGAAGCTGCTCCTGCAGCACCTTTCCGGCTCCTCGGCCTTTAAAAATGGCAGAAAGGAAGAACACCCTGATGAGATATCCGAATAAGGAAAGGCTGGAGCAACTGCGCAGCACATATCCCGCCGGGACGCGGATTGTACTGCTGCAAATGGATGATGCCCAGGCTCCACCGAATGGCACAAAAGGAACGGTTGTCGGTGTGGATGACACCGGCAGCCTGCTGGTGCATTGGGACAACGGCAGCACATTGAACGTGCTGTACGGCATAGACCGCTGCCTTACAATCAGAAAGAAATAATCACACAATATCATAATTTGTACACCAAGACTGCCCACTTCGGCGGTCTTTTTGTTGCCGCAAAGGAGGTGACGCTGCTTGCGAAAATTGAAACGCTATCGATCTACAAAATTCAAGGCCAAGGATTCCAAATACAACAAAACCATGGCGGACTATGCCGTGTCCTTTATCGAATGTCTCTGCCACACCAAGGGAACCTGGGCTGGGAAGCCGTTTGAACTAATCGACTGGCAGGAGCAGATTATCCGTGATGTGTTCGGCATCTTAAAGCCGAACGGCTACCGGCAGTTCAATACCGCCTACATCGAGATTCCCAAGAAGCAGGGCAAGTCGGAACTGGCGGCAGCGGTAGCCTTGCTTTTATGCTGCGGTGACGGGGAGCAACGTGCCGAAGTGTATGGCTGTGCCGCCGACCGCCAGCAGGCATCCATCGTCTTTGAAGTGGCGGCGGATATGGTACGGATGTGTCCGGCCTTATCCAAGCGGGTAAAACTCTTGGCTTCGCAGAAACGGATCATCTACCTTCCCACGCACAGTTTTTATCAGGTATTATCCGCCGATGCCTACAGCAAGCACGGTTTTAACGTAAGCGGCGTGATTTTCGATGAGCTGCACACGCAGCCGAACCGAAAACTGTTTGATGTCATGACTAAAGGCTCCGGCGATGCCCGGACGCAGCCGTTGTATTTCCTTATTACGACAGCCGGAACGGACACCCATTCCATTTGCTATGAAACCCATCAGAAGGCACTGGATATTATCGCAGGCCGGAAGATTGATGCCACCTTCTATCCGGTGATATACGGGGCCAAGGATACCGACGACTGGACGGATGTCAAGGTGTGGAAGAAAGCCAATCCCTCGCTCGGCATTACGGTCGGCATGGACAAGGTCGAGGCGGCCTGTGAATCCGCCAGACAGAACCCCGCCGAGGAGAATGCATTTAGACAATTGCGCCTGAACCAATGGGTCAAGCAGGCAATCCGCTGGATGCCGATGGACAAGTGGGATGCCTGTGCCTTCCCCGTACAGCCGGACGAATTAAAAGGACGCGTCTGCTACGGCGGACTGGACTTATCCTCCACAACGGATATTACAGCTTTTGTGCTGGTGTTTCCGCCGCAGGATGAAGCAGACAACTATGTCGTGCTTCCCTACTTCTGGATACCGGAGGAAAACGTATCATTGCGCGTCCGGCGGGATCATGTTCCTTATGATGTATGGCAAAAACAGGGATTCCTGCACACGACGGAAGGAAACGTCGTCCATTACGGCTACATCGAAAAGTTCATCGAAACCATGGGCGAACAGTACAACATCCGCGAGATCGCTTTCGACCGCTGGGGCGCGGTGCAGATGGTACAAAATCTCGAGGGAATGGGATTTACCGTCGTCCCGTTCGGACAGGGGTTCAAAGATATGAGTCCTCCCACCAAGGAACTGATGAAGCTGACGCTGGAAAAAAAGATCGCCCACGGCGGCCATCCAGTACTGCGCTGGATGATGGATAATATCTTCATCAAATCCGATCCGGCTGGCAATATCAAGCCGGATAAAGAGAAATCCACCGAAAAGATCGACGGTGTCGTGGCTACGGTCATGGCACTCGACCGTGCCATCCGCTGCGGCAACGACAACAGCGAAAGTGTATATGACCAAAGGGGGTTATTGATTTTATGAGTATATTCCAACGTATATGGGGCAAAAAGTCACGCGATAAACCGAAAAACTACCTGTCTACGGCCTTTACGTTTCTGTTCGGTCCGACCTCCTCCGGCAACGTGGTGACGGAACGGACGGCCATGCAGACAACAGCAGTTTATGCCTGCGTCCGGGTGTTGTCAGAGGCTATCGCCGGACTGCCGCTTAATCTATACCGGTATACACCAGATGGCGGCAAGGAGAAAGCCATCAACCATCCATTGTACAACCTGCTTCATGATGCCCCTAATCCGGAGATGACGAGCTTCATCTTCCGGGAAACGCTCATGAGCCATCTGTTGTTATGGGGCAATGCCTACGCACAGATCATCCGGAACGGCACCGGGCAGCCGATTGCACTGTACCCGCTGCTGCCCAGCAAGATGGATGCCAGCCGGGCCGCGAACGGTCAGCTTATCTATACCTACTCCAAGGACTCGGACGAGTTCGGTGCGGATAACCGCTGCCAGCAGATTTTCCTGTCGCAGGATGAGGTGCTGCATGTTCCGGGTCTCGGGTTTGACGGACTTATCGGTTACAGTCCAATTGCCATGGCCAAGAACGCCATCGGCATGTCGCTGGCAGCCGAGCAGTACGGTGCGTTATTCTTTGCCAACGGTGCTACACCGGGCGGCATCTTAGAACATCCGGGCATCGTGAAAGATCCGGTCAAACTGCGGGAAAGCTGGCATGCCCAATTTTCCGGCACGAACCGGCACAATGTAGCCGTGCTGGAGGAAGGCATGACCTTCCAGCAGTTATCCATCCCGCCGGATCAGGCGCAGTTCCTCGAAACGCGGAAGTTCCAGATCGACGAAATCGCCCGTATCTTCCGGGTGCCGCCGCATATGGTCGGGGATCTGGAAAAGTCCACCTTCTCCAATATCGAGCAGCAGTCGCTGGAATTTGTCAAATATACCCTCAATCCTTGGTGCGTCCGCTGGGAACAGGCCATGAACCAGCAGTTGGTGCTGCCGTCGGAACGCTCGCAGGTCTTTACGAAGTTTAATGTGGACGGTCTGCTGCGCGGCGACTACCAGAGCCGAATGAACGGGTATGCGATCGGCAGGCAGAACGGCTGGCTCTCCGCCAACGACATCCGGGAGCTTGAGGATATGAATCACATTCCTGCCGAACAGGGCGGCGATACGTATCTGGTCAACGGTAATATGCTGCCGCTGGACAAGGCAGGAAAATTTTATACCGAAAGCGAGGGGAAAAACCCATGAAGAAATTCTGGAACTGGAATACCGATGAC